TCTGAGCCCCTTCTTTATGGTCAGGGTCCAGAACTCACCATCGAGCAAATCAAAGCTATGGAGAAGCTGCCATGAAGTTCCAACTTGCCCTTATCCTTAGCCTCTTACCTGTCCCCGCTCTTGCCCAATACTATGGGAATGAGGCCACAAACCCCACAATCTACATGCCCTATGAACCCCCGACCACGTACCAAACTTTCGGGACAACTACCTACGGGTCTGACGGGACAATCATCCAGCGCCAGCTCTACGGAAACGATACTTACATCCAACCCCCTAATGGACGCCCCCAGGTCGTTTGCTCTACCTATGGTAATACGACCTACTGCCAGTAAGTAATCGCGCCTCGAATACTTGCTGTTTACTATGATTTGGACTAAAACTGACTGAATCTTGCTGGGTTCGGGGCAGTTTTGGCACGAAAAGACCTTTCTGAGCGATTTAGCGAAAAGGTCATGGCCGACCCAAATAGCGGGTGTTGGCTGTGGACTGGTTCCCTCGATGGCAGCGGTTACGGGCAGATCGGAACCGGTCTAAACAAGCCAAAGATGGCGCGGGCGCACCGCGCGTCTTGGGAACTGCATAAAGGCCAGATTCCAGAAGGCCTGTGTGTTCTTCACAAGTGCGATGTTCCGTCATGCGTAAATCCCGACCATCTATTTCTTGGGACGTTTGCCGATAACACTCACGATATGATGGAAAAGGGCCGTTGGCGGGCCGGGCCACTGGTGCCACATTACGGCACAGATCATGGGCGAGCAAAGCTAACAACTGAGCAAGTGCAGCATATCCGTAAAAAAGAGCTTCTTTTGCGTGAATACGCGGCTCTATATGGCATCGGAACGTCACAGGTTTGGAGAGTGCAGCGGGGCGAACAATGGCGTCTCGCGTAATTCAGATACCCTATACCCCCCGCCCGCAGTTTGCGGCTTTCCATGACAGGCGTGAGCGGTGGGCTGTGCTAGTTTGTCATAGGCGTGCTGGCAAGACTTTTGCTGCGGTTAACGACCTAATCCGGGCGGCCATCACCTGCAAAACGGCCAGCCCGCTCTTTGCCTATATCGGCCCTTATCGCTCTCAAGCGAAGGATGTGGCGTGGTCGGCCCTGAAGTATTTCAGCGAGCCAGTCTCCAAGGTTGTCAACGAAGCTGAACTCATGGTCACCCTCATTAATGGGGCTAAGATCAGGGTGTTTGGGGCTGATAACGCAGACGCCATGCGCGGCTTAGGCTTCGATGGCGTGTTCATGGACGAAGTAGGTGATTTCAAGCCTAGCGTCTGGGGCGCGGTTATTCGCCCAGCGCTATCAGACAAACAGGGCTGGGCGGTCTTTGCCGGAACTCCGAAGGGCAAGAATCACTTTTGGCAAATCTGGGAAGATGCTAACGGGCGTCTGAAAGATGAGTGGTTTGCTATGATGCTCAAGGCATCGGATAGCAAAATTCTCCCTCAATCCGAACTTGATGATGTGAAGCGGCAGATCACTGAAGATCAGTATCTACAAGAGTACCAGTGTAATTTCGACGCTGCGATTATGGGCGCGTTTTACGGCACTGAGATGAGGCTTCTTGAGGAACAGGGTCACATCACAGATGTACCATATGATCCAGAACAGGCTTGTTATACGAGCTGGGATTTGGGGCATACCGATGATACTAGCATTTGGTGGTTTCAAATGCGCCGGGGCGAAATTCGCATCATAGACTTCTACACGATTTCTGGCTCTGGCGTTGAGGATGTAGCGAACATCGTCGCCAAGCGCAAAATCCCAATGGCGGACGGCAAGGAAGTTACACCGCACTATGAAAAGCACTTCCTTCCGCACGACGCCAAAGCTAAAACATTCGCCGCAAACGGCAAATCAACGATAGAACAGCTAGTCCCCATTCTTGGGTTTGATAAGCTGTCTATCGTTCCCATGCTTTCCAAGCAGGATGGTATTCAAGCTGTTCGCATGACATTGCCTCATTGCTGGTTCGATAAGAAAAGAACCGCGACCGGGATTTACAGCGGCGTTGAGGCTCTCAAGCAATACGAACGCGAATACGACGAAGACACCAAGGCTTTTAGAGCTGCCCCCAAACACAATTGGGCCTCGAATCCAGCCGACGCTTTCCGCTATCTCGCCCTTTCATGGCGCGAGGAAACCCCTGTTCGCAAACTCAATCCCGAAGTGGCCCTCGTTGTTGGCGCTGGGAATACAGCTACCCTTGAAGACCTATACGCCTCGCAAAGGCCCAAACGCAGACAAAGGATTTAGCCCATGGCTACTGTCAATTACCCGTTTCGCTACGCTTATGAAACCGTCGCCGCTTCCCAGACTGGCCAGGTCTTGGGTACTGCTGGTGCGAAGGGCGATTATCTCGATAAGCTCATCGTTACCGTCAATACCGCCGCTACATCCACTGTGACTATTTTGGATAGCGCGACTTCAATCCCGATCATGCCTGCAACGACTGCGGTTGGGGTTTACTCCATTCCGATTGGACTGGCCTCACAGAGTGGGGCTTGGTCCGTCACGACCGGGGCCGGTGTTACCGTTGTGGCTGTTGGCATCTTCAGCGTCTAGGAATAGCAAGTGGATGAGACACCGCTTACCCCAGTAGAAAAGTACCTGAGAATCATTGGGCAGTATGACGCCACCTTCAAGAAATGGGTGGCTCGTACCGAAAAGATTATCAAACGCTACCGGGACGATAATCGTACTGAGGCATCTAGCGAAACCGCCAAGTTTAACATTCTGTGGTCGAATGTACAGACCCTTGTTCCGGCCGTCTTCGCTCGCCTTCCCAAAGCAGATGTATCCCGCCGCTTTGGCGACAATGACCCTGTAGGCCGGGTAGCAGCTCTACTCCTAGAGCGCACCCTCGACTACGAAATCGAGCATTACACCGACTTCCGTTCCTCCATGAACCATGTGGTGGAAGACCGTTTCCTAGGGGGCCGTGGCGTGTCCTGGGTCCGATATGAGCCCCATATCGCGGCCCAGGATGTGCAAGTCACCGAGGACATCGAGGATGTATCCGATCAGACTTCCGATAACGGCGAAGTAGCCGAGGAAATCGAATACGAGTGCTCCCCGACCGATTACGTCCATTGGAAGGACTTTGGACACTCCCCGGCTAGAACTTGGGAAGAAGTCGGGCAGGTCTGGCGCTGGGTCTATATGACCGAGGAAGCCATCAAAGCCCGCTTTCCTGAAAAGTGGAAGCAAATCCCGCTAGATTCCGGCCCTGACCCGCTCAATAAATACGCGCAGAAGGAAAAGGTAAACGACCGCGCTAAGATTTGCGAGCTTTGGGATAAGGAAAAGAACAAGGTCGTTTGGCTATCCAAGTCCATGAAGGAAATCATCGAGGAACGCGATGATCCTATGGAGCTTGAGGACTTCTTTCCGTGCCCCAAACCTCTCTATGCCACCACGACATCGGACAACTTAGAGCCCGTCCCTGACTTTGTTCTCTACCAAGATCAGGCCAATGAGTTGGATATTCTGTCCGACCGTATCGACGGCCTTGTAAAGTCACTTCGCGTTCGCGGTATATACGACGCATCTCAACCAGCCCTTCAGAGACTTTTCACTGAGGGTGACAACAACACGATGATACCCACGGATAAGTGGGCGGCGTTTGCGGAGAAAGGTGGGCTCAAGGGATCTATCGACCTTGTACCCCTCGAAACCCTCTCTCAAGCACTCTTGCAGTGCTATCAGGCCCGTAACGACATAAAGTCCCAGGTCTATGAGATAACTGGTATCTCAGACATTATCCGGGGCCAATCCGTTGCTTCTGAAACCGCTACAGCCCAACAGATCAAGGGTCAGTATGCGGGGTTGCGCCTCAAAGCCATGCAAGAAACGGTTGCCATCTTTGCCAGCGAAATCCTGAAGCTCAAAGCCCAGGTTATCTGCGCGAAGTACCAACCCCAGACTATCTTGATGTATGCGGCTGCGGACCAACTGGCAGATGCCGATAAGCAACACATCATCCCAGCCCTTCAACTCCTGAAGTCCAACCCGCTTCGCTCTTTCCGGGTAGATGTTGCTGCCGATTCACTGGTGCAAATCGACGAAAACCAGATGAAGCAGGACAGGTTGGAGTTCGGCAATATGTTCTCCAACATGCTTAGGGAAGCTGTACCTGCTGGACAGGCTGTGCCCGAACTAGCTCCCATGATTATGGAGGGCATCAAGTACATCGTGTCTGGGTTTAAGGCTGCTCGTACTATCGAGGGTACGATTGATACCGCTCTTGAACAACTTACCCAGAAGGCGGCAGATATGAAGGATAATCCTCGCCCAACCCCTGAACAGATCAAGATGCAAGGTGACGCACAATTGGCCCAGGCAGAAGCCCAGGCAAATGCTGGTTTGGAACAGGCCAAGGGGCAAACAGCTATTGCGGTTGCTAACGCCAAGGCTCAGGCAGATAGCCAGATCAGGCAGCTAGAGCTTCAGCACGAAGCTGCTCTGCAAACTATGAAGCACCAGCATGAGATGGAATTGGCGGAACGCGAGGCCGCCCGCAAGGAAGCATTTGACCGCTGGGAGGCAGAGCTTAAAGCTGCCACGGCTATCGAAGTTGCCATGATTAGCGCAACCAAGGGTATCGACGCTGAAGGTCAGAAGGCAGAAAAGGCCGCGTCTGATACTATCCTCCAAGACTTGGGCGCGAAGCTGGACGATTTGGGTAAGGCTCACAAGGAAGCCAACGATAACTTGCTCAAAGCTATTTCGACTCCCAAGCGTGTTGTCCGTGGCCCGGATGGCAGGGTTGCCAGTGTTGAACCCATGACGGTGCAGTAATGGCGTATCAGGTTACCATCACCTACAACGGCACGGATTACGTCTATCCCGGCGGCAATCTGCCTTACTTCTTTGTGCTGCCTCAGACTGATGGAAGGATCATCTTCCACCTTGGCGTTTTAGGAAACCTACCAGCCGACCAAGACCCAAAGCAGCCGTTCAATATGACGGCCTATAAAGCTGTCGTAGACGATGGTGTAACGACCAAGACCTATGATGTTCCGGCTCATTGGTGGAATGGTAGATGGACGCATTATCCAAGCCCTATTTCGGTAGTCCGCACCCGCGCCCAACTTGTCGCAGCAAGGCGCATGTTTCCGTTCGGAGACACTGGCTGTAAATTACCTACTCAATCAATCACACCCAAGACAACCCTTATGGGGTCGTCAGATATTACGATCTACATGCCGACTACTGGCGAACGGCCAGACATTGGCCTTAGTACCGATAATTCTGCTTGGTACATGCTTGGTAAAGACCCAGATGGCATGATTCAGTGGGGTCTAGCCGGAAGTACTTGCCCAATGCATTTTCGGGATCAGCGCACCGGAAAGCCTATCGACCTTTTAAAATACCCAAGCACAAACTCTTATAGCCTTCCAGGCTATCAGGGCGCGCCGTGGTTGGCGCAGGGGAAACAAGCGGCAAACGGTTATTGCGAATATGGCGGCGGCTGGCAGCCTCAGCAGGCCCACTATTGCGAAATGAGTTATGCGGCCTATCAAGCGACACGCAACACCAATTTCTTGGAAGACCTTCAATACAGCGCAAACTTTGTTGTTCTTTGTGACGCATACAAAAGTGGCGGCGAAGGAAAACCAACTGTTTCCGGCGAGTATCGAGGGGTTGCTTGGGCGTTCCGTAATTTGTTCATGGCGCATGTGGCGACACTGGACGCAGAGGCAGAAGGCACCATTTCTGATGGCTGTCTTCCTTCTAGTTATTGGAAGTCGCTTTTAGACATTCAGCTTACCTACTATTCAAAGTATATGGCCGACCCGGCAAACCAAGTTTTTCGGTTGGTATGCGGTCCTGCGGATAAACTTGGCCCGTGGCAGTGCGATTATATGTTGACATCGCTCGCCTTTGGCGTTCTGACCGGGCACAGTGATTGGGCTCCGCTGTATGTTTGGGCTCTGAAAAACGCCATCGACAGGACTTCCAACGCACAGACTTGGCAGCAGGGCGGGTATCCTCCTGGCTTTGGAGGCGCTTACTATATGCCAGCAAAGACGCCTACTTGGTACGACAGCTTTATCACGATGGGGCCTGAAGACGGCCCACCTACCCAAGCTCAGATTGACGCGCTGAAGATTGACCCGCTCAATGACGGGAAGGCGATGGGTGGCAGCGAATATCTTATGACTACTCGCGCTGTCCTCATCATGGCCGATTATCTGGACAAACAGGGTATTTGCAATGTTCGTGGCACATACCCGGAACTCGACAAGTGCATACAGATTTGCACCACGATGAACAAGAATTATGGGGCTATGAACCCGCGCGTTTCAGTAATTTCCGATGGAGGAATAATCATGCCTACCGCTGTTACCATTAACCTTGGTCAGAAGGTGCATTTGGATGTTGCATTTACTGGCCCCAAACCCCCGGTTCCTCCGACCTATACGCAGACGGATGCCACGGTTGGTTCTTTGTCTGCCGGTGATATGGCGGGTGTTCTGTTCACCAGTATCAAGGTTGGCAAGTCCATCGTGACTGCAGCAACAACTGGTGTAACTGGCCCCATCTCTGCACAGTGCGAGGTGACCGTAACCAGCCCTTTGCCCACGGGCATTACTCTAACGCCCGGAGCCGTTTCCTAAGATGGCTGAAATCAATGTTATCTTAGGCGGAAAGACGCATTACAACGAAGGCGGTCCCTATGTTGTAGGTGGTTACGAAACCACTATGGAAGATGATGATCCGCGTTTGGAGAAGCGCGAAGTCATAATTGATAACGACAATGAATATACTGTCATGACTGAATACTGGTTGGATGGAGAATTGGTAAAGCGTGGGGGGCATATCCATCTGAAAACAGGCATCTTTGCCGAAACATTCCTCGCATCATTTGAATAGGAGATTACTTTGGCAAATTCCCAAGCAATGCCCACCAGCTTTAAGGTGGAAATTTTAAACGGTTCACACGCTTTCGGCGCTCAGGCCGCAAATGGAACGCGAACTGTCACCACGAAAGACACTTTTAAGGGTGCTCTTTATCTTGTTTCTGGGTCGCAGGGGGCTGGCACCACGGCTTACAGCTCAACCAATGAGTTGGCGGCAAGCGGTAACTATACGGCTGGTGGAAATAGCATCACCAACGCGACTGCTCCAAATTCATCGGGAACAACCTCATTTTGGACGCCTTCGGCATCGCTGGTATGGACTAATCTCACATCATCGGGTGCCTTCGACTGTATGACAATGTACAACGCTGCTTCCACCGGAAATTTGGCTGTTGGCGTGTTTACATTCTCGTCCCAGAACATCACGGCGTCTGATTTTACCTTGACAATGCCGAACAATGACGCGACCACTGGACTTATCAGGATCGCATAGGAGCTATAAATGGCTATTGCGCTTGCAACTATGTATTCGCTCGCTACGGACGCCAATACGGCGCAAACCAAGGTCGCCGCCGCTGCCGCTATCGCAGCCCAGGCTATTCTTGTGGAAAGCGGCGCAATACCGAACCACGCTTCCAGGCTTGCATGGGCTCAGAAGACGCTCAACGACCCCCTATCTATGGGTAAAAAGATGATCTGGGGCGTTTTAGCAGATGCCAATATACAGGCTGCCGGTGCAAATGCATCTGATGCAGTAATTCAAACCAGCGTCAATGCTTTGGTCGATACATACTCTAATGCTTGACGTTCTTGGAGGACTTGAGCGCAGGGCTGGAACTGTCACACCGGATAGCCCGGTTCAATTCCACGAACATGAAAATGGCCATTGGCTAACAGCGTGTGGCCCTTCCTGTTTGATGGTTAATACCGCCATCAAGGGGACGCTGCGGCTGTTTCCTGGTGATAGCGAATATGTCGAAGCGAAAGACCGTCACAGCCTTTGGGTTGAGGCGGGAAGCGCCAAATACACTTGCATCGGAAGGTTCCCCCTCTAAATGGCGACAACTTTAAAACCCATCTATGGTGCGTCCTCCGCGTTTACGGTGACGAACCTTCATTCCGTTGCATCAAGCTCGACATGGGTTGCGGGCTGGATGTCTGCGGTTATGGACAATACTTCCAACCTGAGCATTGACGAGATTATAGCGGGAAATATCACCACGGGCACCAGCCCGACTGTCTCTACCATTATCGAGATTTGGGCATGGTCTATTTTGGATGACACGCCGACATACCCGGACAGCATTACCGGCTCCGAGGGCACCGTCACCCTGACTTCTGCCAACGTGAAATTGGCCGGTGCCTTCGCCCGCTTGGGGACCATTACAATCGACAACACGACAAATCGCGTTTATCCGTTTGTCTATTCCCTCGCCCAGAACGGCTTCGGGTTTGTGCCGAAGAAGTGGGGCTTATTTGTGACCCACAATACCGGCGTTGCCCTGAAGTCCTCCGGTTCTGCCATCGCCCGCACACCCATTCAATACCAAAACGTGTGATGAATGGCAGGTCCTTGGCATGTCAGGGCGCGCAGGCCGAAAGGTAACGCAAGGGTAAATTTCGCGCATCCCTTGGCGCGTGATATTGCCTTTTTCTACTTCGATGCTCAGGGCACGGATTCGACTGGCCCGACATTCTACGATGCTGTCACGGGAAAGATAGGCTCGTCCGCATCTGGGCAGACTAGGACCAGCCAAGGCACTCTTGCATTCAGTGCTTCCAGGTCAACAACAACGACGGCATTTACCAATTACAAGGCCGTTCAAACCACAACGCAGACTATCCTTGCCCGCTGCAAGCTGACAACAAAGCCAGCGGATAGAACCGTTCCGGTTTTCTATGGGAACAACGGAAGCCGTGGCGTACTTGTCGCATTCAACAGCAGCGGGAACGCTGGCGGCGGGAATTGGACGACCAACGGCGTCCTGTCTGCATATGATGCAATCGACCATACTGGGGAGTGGGTTGTCCTTGCCGGGCGCGGCGAAACAAGCGGCGCAGCCTACGGTTACGTCAACGGCAATTATATCGGCACCACTATAAGCGGCTCTGCGGCTGCGCAGTCCATTGACCGCGTTACGATGGGCCGCGACCCTTCTGGTTACTATAACGCCTTCACGGGCGAAGTTGACTGGGCGATGGGCTTTAATCGGGTTCTTTCCGACCCGGAGATAAAGCAACTATCGAATAATCCTTGGCAGATACTCGCCCCTGCCTATGACCTTGGCTGGTTCAGTCTGGATGCTGGCGGCGGTGGTGGCGTAAGCGTTGCCCTGACTGGCATTTCAGCTACCGGTTCTGTTGGTTCTGTCGTTGCCCGGACAAGCCATGCTCTTACAGGTATTTCGGGCACTGGTTCTGTCGGCTCGGTATCCTCGAAGATCAGCCATGCCCTAACCGGAATATCCGGTACGGGTAGTCTTGGAACGCTAACCCCGACCTCTGGCAACACGGTAGCTCTGACCGGCATCCAGGGCACTGGGTCTGTCGGTTCCGTCACGGCAAGGACAAGCCATGCTTTAACGGGTATTTCAGGCACCGGGTCTGTCGGAACTATCACGCCATCTACTAATAAGAATGTAGCCCTTACCGGCATTTCCGGCACAGGTTCGGTTGGGACACTTGGAAAATCGGTCAGCCATGCCCTGACCGGGAATCAGGCTACAGGCGCGCTTGGTACGCTAACGCCATCTACGGCTGGCCCGGTTACCATAGCCCTAACTGGCATCTCTGCCACAGGCTATTTGGGAACGCTTACCCCCTCCGGTGGCCTAGTCGATACCCATGACGGCGGCGAAAAGCGGCGGAAAGCCCACGAAAAGCAGAAAAAGAAGGAAATCAAGGAAGACCGGGAGCGGCAGGAAAAGCGCCTCCGCCAGATGGTCGAAGCCTTCGAGCAAGTAATCGAAGGAAAAGTTTCACGTGAAACAAATATAGAGCAAGTAATCGCCACGGCTGCCGAATATGCGGTAGAAACCGCAGAAATAGTGGCTAAATCGGACTTTGACTTCCAGAAATGGGTGGATAATCTAGCCAATGTCGAGCGAATACTTGACGATTACTTGGAGCGGGACGATGAAGATGTCTTGGTTTTGCTATGAGTTATAAGGCTATATTCATAAAGGGCCACGGATTAGTTGCCGAATACTGTGATGGTGTGCTAACATGGTCGAAAGAGGGGGGTTTTGAGCAAGATAATTGCTCAGGGCCGCAAGTAATTCGGGACATCGGGCCATATAAATCAATGATTGACGGCTCAATTATCGACGGACGCAGACGCCATAGGGACCACCTCCGGGCTCATGGCTGTATTGAAGTCGGGAACGAGCAGATGAAAGTCACCTCTAGCCCGGTTTCCAAGGATACCCGCAAAAAGACGATGCACCAGATTTTGGGCGATTGTTCGGATAGGGACGTTCAGCGCATGGTTAAGCGCGAGATTGAGATGCGCCGCCAATGAGTGCTATGGGCGTTCCCGATCCCGACTCTCGGCGCAACATTATTGCGCAGCAGCTTGAAGCCCTGGGCGATGAGCCGCATTTGGTGGCTAGGGAAGACGGGAACGTACCGGAAACTGACAAATCGTCACCTGACAAGGTGTCAGAAACTGTCACCCAAGAGCGTGCCAGGGACGAAAGCGGCAAGTTTGTCGCAAAAGATACCAAAGACCATAAGCCTGTTAAGGTTAATGAACCAGAGTTGCCGCTGGAGACTTCCTCGCCCCCAGCAGCGACGGCCCCGGTGGTTGAGCCCCCTGTGTGGGAGCGCCCACCGGCAAGCTGGAATAAGCGCCAAGACCTCCTAGACCCCTGGAAGAACGCTGACCAAAAACTTCGGGAAATGATCTGGACCCGTGAGGAACAGATGAATGCCGGGGTTATGCCCCTCAAGGAAAAGGCCAAGCTGGCCGACGCTATCAATCAGGTAGCGGAGCCCTATATGAACACAATCCGGGGCATGGGAATTGATCTTCCCAAGGCTGTCCAGGGCCTCATGTACGCGGATAATGTCCTTAGAACCGCCCCGCGCGACCAAGCCAAGCAATACCTCTTACAGCTCGCTCAGAGCTACGGCATCCAGTTGATCGATACCGGTGCTGAAGGCACCCCGTCCCAGACAATCGACCCCAATTATCATGCTCTCTATAACGAGCTGAATAGTATTCGCGGCGAAGTCAAAAGCTGGCAACAGCAGCAGGAAGAAGCTGCCGCAGCCGCTAAGATGGCTGAGATAAACCGTTTCAAACTGAAGGCTGAGTATTTTGATGAAGCGCTGCCCACAATGCAGGCGCTCGCCAATGCTGGCATTTCAGACGACATTGAAGTTTTGTATAATAAAGCGATACGCCTTGATGAACAACTCTTTGAGAAGGTTCAGCAGCGCACACAAGCGCAGGCTTTAGCGACTCAAAGCGTAGCGGCAGACAAAGCTGCGAAAGCTGCAAAGGCGGCAGCGGTGAGCGTGAAAACCTCCACACCAGGGGCCTCAACGACAACCAA